GATCTGAGCGTAAGCTGTAGAAGCCGCACCCACGAAGGTCACAGTTCCACCAGTTGCAGGCAACACATCCATAGTGGCCAATGCGTGAGCGGCTGAGTACATAGGCGCGACAGTCACAGTCCAAGTGCCAGCCACAGCAGTGGCGGTAGTCAAAGCCACAAACTGGAACAAAGAACCTGTGGTTTCACGGGTCTGTGGGTTAACAGCATTGCAACCGCTGATAGTGAACACGTCACCAGCATTGATTGTTGTAGTTACAGAACCTTGTTCCAACAGAATGGTCGATGAACCTTCGGAAGTAACACCTGGTGTCTTGACCAATGTAGACGCGGACGCGCTACGTGAGCCAGTGGTGTGTTGCTTGATTGACTGAGACATGTTGATCTCGTCAAAGCCCAACACGCCAGTGCCCATCATGCCGTTCTTGAACTGCTTGCTGATGGTGTCGGTGGGGTTGAACAAACCTTTCATGCCTTCGACCAAACCAGCGTTAGCGGCGGGGTTGACGGTGGCGTAACGAGGGGACATCACGGCAGCGTTTTCGTTCAGTTTTTGTTGAGCTTGCAACAGAACCAAAGAAGTGGCTGGAGTGGTGCCAGGAGTACCAACAGTGTTACCGATGGTTTTGTACGCATTGGCGACGTCAGCATCAATGCTGGAGGCCAACTGGCTGATACGAGGCTTCAACACACGCTCTGCAAAGTCATCCAATTGCATGGTCAATTCAGCAGATGTGAAGTTGACACCAATGTGCTTTTGGCTGGCCACAGACAAAGTGGTGAACTGTTCGTTGTCGTCCTGAACTTGCAGGGCGGCACCGTCGGTCACCAAAGCGCGGTCGGGCAGGCGAATACGCAGGGTAGAACCAATCTTGGCACCTTCAACAGCAAAGCTGTCGTCGTACTGACGGTTCACGTTACGGGTGAGCACCAGGTTGTTCTCGAGGATCTCGAGAGCTTTGCGGGTGATCATGTCGATCGTTAAGATACTATTAGACATGGAAAAAATCCTTCAAAAATTGTTTAGCGGTTGGCTTGCGCTTGCCACTTTTTCATCTGTCGTGCTCTTTCAGCTTCAATCCACTGCGAATCCGTCATGGTCTTGGTAGACCGTGGATCAGTAGTGTCATAGGCTGGGCCTCCAGAGGAGCGAGCAGTGACAGGCGAAATCGGTGCTGGCGCAGACGTGGTTCGTTTCACGGGAGGATCGTTGGCCATCTTGGCCTCAATTCTCCCAATTTCTTTAGCCTGCACGATAGGCGCAAGACGAGAGATTCGTTCCGCTTCCTTGGGGTTGGCACCGAGGTAGTAAGCTACTTCAGGGCCTATGTCCGAGGCTCGGATCGACTCAGCCATCACGTCAGTAATTGGAAGTTTCGGGTTGTAGGCGACTTGTTCAAAATCGTCGTACTTACTTCGAGCTTCTTCTTCGCGTTCGTGATAAGACTCAAGAATTGCAGATTGCTGCCTTGCTTGTTCTCGCTGGGCAAGCAGTTGTTCAGCTTTCTGATAGGCCAATGCGTCTGCATAGTCTTCAGGGCTGTCAAACTGATCGACTGGCGGGATCGTTGCTGGCGCTCTCAGCGTCTGGGCTTCCGCTTGACGTTGAGTCTGCTCTCTTTCCCACTTACGTTGTTCTCTTGCAAGCCTTTTGCCAATTGCTGCATCAAGTTCTTCTTGGGTAAAAACCCGTGAAGGCTCTTTTGCCTCATCAGCGACTTCCGGCGTTTGAGTTGCTTCCGGAGTGGCCGTCACTTCTGGAGCTGGCGCGGAGTCTACTTCCGCTAAGGGTTGTTGGACTTCTTCAGTCATTTTTGAATCCTACGATTCCCTGGTGAACGCACCAGTACGGTTTTTGCGATCTTACATTAAAACAAAACCAAAGGCTACTCCAATTGGCGCAACCAAATTCCAAAACCATGAGTGCGTGTCCCACACCCGTTTGTCAAAAGCGTTCCACCATTTCATGTTGGCACGTTTACCATCACCGTAACGCTCAATCCACTTGTACTCAGCTTGTGCGTATTCCCGTCCTGCAAAGAATCCAGAAACAAGCACAGCACCGACAAGACTTAGCCCGAACTGATCGAAGACCAGAACGGTAATTAAAGCCGCAATGGAATGGACTAGGTTAAACATCAATTTGGGTGAAACAGTAATCATCTTACGTTAGGTTGTTTGTGTTGACGTTATTTGTTGCTGTAATCGATATTGGTGTTGTTGCCGTTTTAATTACGTTTCCAATTATTACAATGTCTTCTTCATTAGTTCCGCGAATTCCAAACGTCCCAGTTCCGTTAATTACATTGCCAGTCATAGAAATTTTTGACATGTTACTGTCTGTGGTTGCGCTAACAAATATGCCACGGTCATATGTAGTTGAGTTGAGTATATTATTGGAAATAATTAACCCAGTAAAAGTTGAAGTAGCATCATTCACAGCCATTACAATTGATCTATACGCTACATTATTAATTGTATTATTAGTAACTACACAGTTAGTTATAACATTAGTGTATCCGCTATCAGTAGTAACTAAAATTCCAAAATCTAACGCAACATTGTTGTTTTTAACATTATTACCACTAATAACTATATTATTAATGTTTCCTTCGTGTTGTTTTTCAATAGAAATACCTCTTTCGTTTGAGAGGATAACTGTGTTTCCAGTAATAACATAGCCACCCGTGGCGCCAGTTACGTTGTTCAACACGTTAATACCAATACGCCCTGCCCCAATAATAATGTTGTCTGTAATTGTTGCGTTGATGCTACGCCACAAAATACCGTCAGATACCGCAGACGTTGAATCACATTGAAACGTGTTATTTGAAATTACACATAAATCGCCCGCAGTATGCGCGTCCATACCAGCTTCGCGGCACAACGTAAAGTTGTTGCTGTCAACAACAATGTAACGGTTTGGCCCACCAGTATCACCTAACGTGACCCCGTGCCTACACTCAAAAAAATTGTTGTCGGAAATTTTTCCGTTAATTGAAGCATCAGCAATAGCTACACCATAAGCAAGCCCTGTTTTATAGGCTTTTCCAAATGTACTGTTAACAATTGTGAAATCAATGCAAGTGGAAATGCGGATACATCTATTGTCAAACTTGGTAAAATTGCAGTTGTCAAGAAACAAGTTTTTGCAATAGGTAAGTTGAGCGCCTTCTTGATCGCCTGCGGCTCCAGCACCAGAACCGTAGGCACGAATGTCGCGCAATACCAAATTGTCCAACGTAGTCAATTTTTGAATAGTTGGAGTAGTCGGCATTGCATAAAGAATTGGGTCGTATAAAGTAATACTGTTTCCAACAACAGATTTAATTTTGTGGGTTTCTGCCATGATGCAGAGATCATCCCAGTTGTCCCAAAAGTCTGCGCTTTTGATATAAACATAATCATTTGCAGAAAAACCAGCGCCATTGGAAACAGTAAATGTTACCTGACCTACGGTCAGCCCTGCTGAAATAGAAATTGCTGTGCCAATAGACCCAGACGCAACAAGTAACTCAGCAGAATTACCAGCAGTAGAAAAATCAAAAACAAAATTTTCTAGCGTCATGTTTGCTTTTAAAGTCAATGAGCTAGTAATTAAATAGGTTGATCCATTACCGTTTAATGTTTGTCCTGCGGGAAGCGCGTTAATTGCAGCTTGAATTGCAGCAGTATCATTTGTTATCCCATTACCAACAGCACCAAAATCCACCACGTTTAATGGGGCACCATCAATCATTGAGTAAGAAACTTTTGTAAGAGCCATTTTTAATCCTTTGGTTACCAACCAGCCATTGCTGTGTATTTAGTGCCGCCTTCAACGTCAGCTTCAAACTCGTCTTTTTGATCTTGCGAGTAGTTGCGGCTTTTTACGCGCTTAAGTTCTTCTCCAACAAGCTCAAGCCAAGTAGCTTCTAGCGTGTTTGATTGAATGTCGTGGGTCACAGTTGCAATGTACATCTTGATCCTTTATGCGGTTACTGCTTTGATGACCGCAAAATTGAACACGGGCTGTTCGACTGTTATGCCGCCTGTTGTAGCAAAAGTTATCCGAAAGCTACCCGCAGCGGTAGCGGTGACAAATATTTGATACAGATCAGTACCTGATTTTTGCGTTACATGAACAACATCAGTAGCCGCTACGGTTGAATTGGTAACGGTAAAACTTTGAAAAGTTGCAAGGCCAGCGGCAGAAAAAAGTGTGATAGCACCATTGGTCTTGTTCAACGTCACGCCAGTTGTACGGGATGTTCCTTGGGTAACAGTGCCGCCAGAGCCTGTGGTGTAGCCCAAACCGCCTGCGCCAAAAACAAGCACATCACCAGAAAACAAATTCTGTGCAGTTCCAGCAGCGTAGAAGTTATATCTGTTGGCTGCGGAAGCAATTGCGCCGTAAAAGCCGTAGTTGTTTGTTGCGCCTGTAAGTCCACTATCGGCATGGAAGCCGTACTGGTTGGTAACGGTTGATCCTGCGCCTGGAGTTGAACCAGCAGCACGAAAATGATGAAGAGTGCTAAGTGTAAAAGAAGCTGCTGCTGTATTTACTTGCGAAAAGAAACCATAGCCGTTGTTAGTGACATTGCTAGGTATAGTTGCATCCGAAGAAACACCTATGCCAGTCGTGCCTGTTGTTTCAATAGTGCCACCAACACGGAGGCGATAGCCAACTAAAGATGTTGAACCTATGCCCACCCGACCTGCGTTATCAATCCGCATACGATCAGTCGGCGAACTTGCACCGTCAGCCGTGGTGCTAAACACCAAACGGCCAGGCATATCGTTTGTGCCTGGTGTGCCGTCTACTGCGGCTGAAATTGATGCAGCTTGAATACCTGCTGTCCCATCCGCGCCATACCAGTTAATTGAACCCAATCCATCACCAGAAGCAACAACATCAAATGCACCGATAGTTGCCCCACGGCTTTTTAAAAAAACAAAAGCGTTTGATCCAGTGTCGGCGCTAAACCTAGAAATACCCATTTGTTCAGCGCCAGCGTTATTAACTTGAAGTTGTGGCACTACGCCAGACGCATAAGTAAGAGCCGTGTTATTTCCAACAATTACTTGACCACTTGCATCAATTACAAATGGCGTTGCATCAGGACTTGAGCTATCTTCTACTGTTAAAGCATTGCCAGCGCCAAGTTGTGTAATGCGTACAGCAGATGTTGCAGAATTTGCATCAACAAATAGACCAGAAGCAGAAACATCACGCCCTGCGGTTAAGTTGGCAACAGACACTTGTTCTGTAATGCCGCCTTGAACAACAGGCAATACCTCAGTACCCGCCAAAGGCGTAGTAGCTGACGGTAATGCTGATATTTTGCTGTTGGCCATGATTAGATGTACATGACTTCAATGGAAGAATTTAAAGGTGGTGCTGTTGAAAATGTCAAAGTTGTGTTTGATACGGTGTATGTATTTTTTTGTTGGTATACGCCGTTAATATAGACAGACGTAAAATTTTCGCCTGCTGAAGCACTGTTTAATGTAAAGATAGTTTGTGATCCAGTACCTGTAAAGTTTTGAACATTATTTTGTATTGCGCCAATACCTACAATGTTGTCATAAGTTGCAATTAAAACATCTGTTGATGTATTTAAAACAAATTTATACGACACTGCGGTTAACCAAATTTCACCCCCTGGCACTCGGCCTGCGGAGTCCAAAATAATTGGGTTGGCGTGCGCCGTTGCACCACTGGAGGATGTATATGTGGTTTGAGGTGTAGTTGTACCAGCCGCATAAGAATACAGCTTGCCGCCAGACAAAATTACACCGTTGTTGGTAAAAAACTGGGCCGCTGCGCCGCCCACTGGGGAGAGAAAGACGACGGCCATGATTAACCTTTATTCGTAAGCAACAGTAAACGCAGCAGAAGTACCCGCCAGCACAATGTACAACCCTTTGTTAAAGAACAGACCCGCTGGAATATTCAAGTAGGTTGTGCCTGCTGACACGGCAATGGTGTCTGAAATCTTAGGATCACCAGTGCTAGAAGCACTAGAGTCATAGATGGTCAAAGTGCCGCTTGAAGATGCTGACACAAAGATGCCGAACAGCTTGCCAGCCCCAACTTTGACTTGTGTCGTTGCAGCGGCTTGGGTGTAATTTGCCATGATGTTTCCTTATGCCAAAAAGCGGAGTTTGTAGAGGGTTCGCAAATAAATCTCAACGATATTATCAATCAATTGCTGGAGCGATGAATCAGTTTTATCGCATACATCGTAACGAGCGCCTTCAATTTCAGCAAGCGAGTCTTGCAAAAATTCAATGATGTTAGATGTCTTTTTTGCTGAGTTCAATGTGATAGGGCCAATCAAACCATATCGACCTTGGTACGCTTCAGCAAAATCATCCGCCGCACCAATGATGCGCTCATAGAAGATGTTAAGTGCTGTGTGTTTGCTAAAGCTGCGAGTATTCAAATGCACAGAATGTGCAACATCCCGCGCCAAGAACAGTACGCCTAAAAATTCATTTGCTTTCATTGAGGCATTCCTTGTGGTGGCATAGGTTCCATTTCCTGTTCAGGGGGCATCATTTCAGGCTGCTCACGCATTTCAGGCATTTGGTTCATCATGTCTTGCGATTCCATCGCCGCAGCAACTACGCCCATAGCAATATCTTGAATCTGTTGCTCAGTCATGCCAGCCTGCACCGCAGCGATCCGCTTGGTTTCGGCTTCGTACATCTTAACTTCAGCTTCAAAATCTTTGCGCTGCATATCCTGCATTTCAATCGACTTGCCAACGTTTTGAATCATCTGGTGCATCTGTTCCATCTCTTGGCCCATTGCTTGGATTTGCTGTTCCGCTGCCTGCAACTCTGGCGGCTTGTCGCCGTCTTCCATGAGCTTAGGATCGATGGTCTTGGCAAACCGCTTGGCCATCTCTTGGGCACCTGGCCAGTCCATGTTCTTCACAAACAGGTCACCGGCAACAGCCCACAAACTAGGATTGCCCTGCAACAGTTGGGCCATGGCTTCCAAGGCTTCTTGGCGCTTGGTCGCATAACCTGGGCCGGTGGCCACCACCACGTCGTACTTGCCGACGTTGGGGTTGTAAATTTTGTCAATAACGATGTCAGGGTTGTTCTGATCGGTAATTTTGCGAACTGCTTCAGGTTGGTCAGGGTTTAATTTGACCATATTGGTTTCGCCGTCTATACCGATGATGCGGGCCACGCGCTGGGTGTCGTACACCTTGGGGATTAAGTCCACCAACTGGCGCACGATGTGCCGTACACCACGGGCCAAGTTGTCACCGTAGTGGTAAGTGCCCACATCACCTTCGCGCTGGCGAGCCAAAATGGCTTTGCCGCTGCGCTCGTTGGACGACATGCCCAAAGATGCGTTGTATTGGCCAGTAGATGCTTTGATGTCTTCAGACGCGCCAGCTTTGGCCTGCAACAGACCGCTGGAAGCCATCGGTGGTTGCGCCCGTGCAGGCAACGGCAACACCGCGCCTTGGCCGTCGGTGACGTCTGGGTTGACTTCCAAATACGGCCAGTTGGTCGTGTTGGCTGTCTTCCACTGGTTTTCATAACCTTCAAACTGGCCACCGTAACCAATGAACGGCGCTTTCGGTGCAAGGGCCAGCATCTCTGCTTCTTGGCTTACCCAGTAGTTGTACATGCGCTGGGCATCCTTGGCGTTACGCACAAGGCCAGACACGTACAAGCGACCATCGACTTCAAATTCATTGCCAACGATGCGGACTACGGGGATGTATTTCCCCGCCCAATCGCGTTCTTCAAGAATTTCATAACCGTTAATCTTGCAGTATTTAATTTTGACACGATCAGATTCACGAGATTTTTTAGGTTTTCCATAGATTTCTTTCAGTTGTTTGTCCTCTAGGGTGCCGTCAAATGCGGTCACGTTCCCAGGGTACAGGTTAAGCGTTGCTCGGTCGTAGTCTACGTAGTAGTAATCAGCAATGCGGACGGTATCTTCCATGAGCCACTGGCTCAAATTCTGGTCGCCCACGCCTAGCGTTTGCAGAGTGGTGATGGGCGCAGAGTCTGGATACATCCGCGCGTATTCTTCTTTGGTGATGTCTTCAGTAACAAAGCACCACTTGGCATCCGCACCAGTCGGGTCTTGGATGGTTGGATCCATGTAGACGCTGAATGAGTTGCGTACACGGCCAATCTTGATGTCTTGGTCAAACGTGTTTTCGTCGCAGTATTCGGTCAGGATGCGGATGTAACCTTCGCCGTAGGAGACTTGGTTTTCACACGCTGTATCGTACGCGACGTCAGCATCGCTGATGTATTCGATGTGCCTGACCATGCCGTTGAAGATTTCGGCGACTTCGATGTCTGCGTGGTCGTCGGCTGGAATAACCTTGCCACTTGGGCGGTTCTGTCTTTGGTCATTGGTCACCTGCCTTACGTGCTGCGGCAATTTGTTGATCGTCAGACACGGCCTAGCGTTGATCGTCTGGCCTTGCACAGAACCACGGGTGGCCAACACGTCCGCAGGCCACTGCCAGCGGTTGTCAGGTGAGCCAGCGTAGAACTTTAAATCGTCAATCTCATCTTCACGGGATTCAGACAACGCGCCAATCGCCATGTTGAGGCGGTCGCGGGCGGTCGCCAGAATACCCGACTCAGTCTTCTTTTTACCGCCGTTGGCCACAGCACCGGCTGCGGCGATGCCTGTGTAATCTGCCATTATTTTTTCTTCGCGGTTTTAGCTGACTCTTTGAAATCTTTGGCCGTTGGCGCATTCTTGCTGCCAGGCTTGTTCATCTTCTCGCCAGAACCCGCTTTGATACGGGCCTGTTTTGCGTGGATGTTTGCGTAAAGTCCAGGTTTGGTAGCCATATCAACACTTCCATCTTTTAAGGGCTGCTTTGGCACGTTCGCCATCTTTGGCGTTGGCCGCTACAGCGCCCATTCTTGCACAAAATGAATCCTTGCGGCCTTGGTCTGCCTTGGTCTTAGGGTTCGGTGCTGGCGCTTTAAGGTTAGAACCCGTCGCCGCATTGTACTTCTCGCGCCCTTTGGCCGTCAAACCAGCGCCCTTGGACGTGGGCAGTTTCTCGCCTCGACCTACTGACAGAGATACGCCCTTTTTGGCCATATTATTTCCTTGTTATTGCGTTAAAAACGCGCAATCCAATAGGAAATGGCCCTTCTGGAGGTATTTCTTTAGCTTCCTGCAAAAATTTTAATTTAGGCGGCAGCATTTGCGATTTATTTGACGGGTCACCGCCGGTTAAATGACTCATGCTGGTAAGCATTGCTTTTTCAATTTCTTCGTCATACTCTGGATTTTTCATGGCAGACATCCATGATTGACGAGCAGTTGGCGCGTCGTATTTAGCGCCGCTGCCCTCCCACCCAGCAAAACCAATTCCGCCTGGCATACCAGACAAAAACGACATAATTTCTGCTTTACTATTTTTACTGAAATCTGGCATAACTACGCTCCCATCCATGATGCGTTGACTCCATTGCCTTGCGCGTTCACGCGGCGGCTTGGTTCAACATATTGTCGATGTGCTACAGGAAACGCAAATGTAACAGCAATTGCGTCGGCTGCGTCAGGAGACGCCAACCCACGCGACTTCATGTCTTTTTTGCTTTCCAAGAAGATCGTCCCTTTCGAGTCAGGCTTCATCATAGGCGAAATCAAGTCCGTTTTCAAGAACCTGTCGTTTGGAATCGCCGCCGTCTTCAGCCACTCCCGCATGTCGCCCCACATCTGCGCCCGCATGTTGCCGTACATGATCGGGTTCTTCGCCTTATTTCCGAAGTTCACGCCCTTGATCTTGTACCGCTGCTCCTTCAACCGATCCACGATGCCAGCACCCAACCCACCTTCGTCGATCACCGTGAGCGTTGGTTTAAATTCCTCAATCGCTTCAATCACGTGCCCGACCACCGTCATGGTGTCGTCGCCTCTGTGGCGCATGATCTTCACAATATCCCGACCTTGGCGCACCGCGATGACCGTGGCATCCGCTCCAAACCGTGCGGGGTCTACCCCGATCACGATTGGCGCTGACTGATCCTGATACTTATTACGTTTCATTGCGTCGTCCACGATGTCAGCCCCGATGAACTGGTCATCGCCCGCGTTGGGGAACTGACCGTACACCTCGACGTGCGCCTGCGCCGAGTCTGGCCCATATTCCGCGATGATCCGCTCGTAGACCTGCTTGTCGGTGCCCTCGACCGTGCGGGCGTCCACCACTTTCGTGCGCCAGAACTCTCTTTTGCTGTTAAACGCCTCGTAAAAGTACCCCGTATTGCGACGCGGGTTGCTGAACGCCAGCCAGAAGCGATTTGGCGTGTTTTCTGTGAAAAAACCACCCGTCACCGCCCAAATTGAGTCGTCAATACCACTGGCCTCGTCAAAAATCACCAAAACACCGTCGAAATTGTGCACACCAGCGTACGCGTCGGGGTTTTCCGCTGACCACAGCCTGCCTTCAACGCCCCAATATCTGGTGCCCTTCTTCAAATCCCGCTCCACCAACTCGGTCAGCCACTTGGCGGGCATTACCCGGGTGGCCGACACCTCAAACCAGTGGCTGTTGATGGCCATGGCCAGCCACTTGGTGATCTCGGCCCATGTGATTGAGCGTAGCTGGGATTCACTGTTGGCCGACACGATGGTCGTGGAGCCAATCCGCGTGGAGATCATCCAGATGACAAGCCATGACACTAAGGCCGACTTGCCAATACCACGGCCAGACGATATTGCCTCTTGCAGTACGTCAAAGTCCAGCTTGCCTTGGTTGAGTCGGATGTGTTCGGCGATGTCCAACAGCACCTCGCGCTGCCATTTGCGTGGGCCAGCGAAGTTTTCCAGTGGTGTACCTTTAACTTGCCATGGAAACGCAAACATCACAAACGCCAGCGGGTTGTCCTTGATCTGGGGCGACCATAGCCGCGCCATCAATTCTGTTTCGTCTTCAGCGCTGTATATGGTGTTCTGCATTTACCTTGTGTTCCAGTGTTGGACTTGGTTCGTTGGCGATTACATCAATAACCCGTGACTCCGCTTGGCGCAACGCGCCGATGATGCTGATGCGCTGATCGACATCAATGCTGATGGACTGCTTGGCCACCCAGCCGTGTGAGTGCTGGAGGATCGCCAGCGCCGCTTTGGCGTCGCCTTCCTTGGCTGCCTTGTGCAGGCAGGTGGACATCTCCAGTTCACCGTCGGCCTTGCCCTTAAGCGCCGCCATGTCTGCGATGGGGTCAAGCTCACACAGTTGCCGGTATTCTGTTGGCAACATGCCGGAGGCCAGCGCCAATGCGTCGCCTTTGAGGCCGAGCTTGGCGGCTTCGTAGATTTTGTTTAACCGCGCTTCGGTCGCAACGATCTTGCGCGGCTCAAATGGAAGGCTGTGGAACGTCATGTGCGCGAGTGTAAATCATGTGGGTCATGTGGGCAATTTTAAAAAATAAAAAAATTGTTCGTGAAACCTCCGTCACCGTATGGCCCAGGCCGTCGGCCCTACCCCCACCCCCTAAGTTAGTAAGCACTTACTTACAGCAGCTAAGTTAGTGAGCACTTACTTACAGCAGCTAAGTTAGTGTTTACTAACTTGTCAAATTTATATGTTAGTGCGTACTAACTTAAGCGAAGTGAGTGCTCACTAACTTAGCCTCGGGGTTGGTGTTAGTGGTCACTAACATGGCCATGTGGCCATATGTTAGTGGCCACTAACTTACGTGCGTGTGGACATTGTGGACAATGTGGACAACTATTTTGCGATTGACAGTCCGTCGCTAAACGTGCGTACCAATGAAACCACATTCCACCATATGAAATATGGTATTTTTTTTTTGACCTTTAAAAACCCATTGTCCACATTGTCCACAATGCCCATTCAATCAGGCCGTGCATGGTTTTCTTGTGGACATCACCCACTATCCACATTTTGGGCACATGTCCACAAATTAGGGAAAACACCTATAGATTTATGCAAGTGAATCCCTTACATTAATATCACTGGCCGCGATATTGCAGCCAGGCAATCAACTAAACGAAAGTAAGACCATGAACACACTAAACAAAAGCCAGCAGCGCGACATTGCGAAAATTATCGTTAACAGCGCCGCGCTGGGTGACGACTATTTGGCGCGTGGATTGTCCGCGCTGTACCGCAGCGCGTTAAAAACAAGCCAGCAAAATACAATTCTCGGCCTAGCCATAATTTACAAAGTCGCGTCAAACCCCGAATTTATCACCGGCCGCCGTTAATCAACCCAGCGCGGCCACACCGGCCGCGCGTCAATCAACTAAACGAAAGTAAGACATGACAAAAATTCTAGGATATATCGCATATGAGGGCCCGAGCGTTATCGACGGCGCGCCTATCGTTGTTATTGTGAATAAGATCAACGGCGATTCTAAAAACGATAAAACCGGCGCGATTGTGCAAACCTTTATTATCCGCTCCGATATCGCGCCCATGGCCGCGC